CCCAACCCAACCAAAGGTAGGAAGATGACCAGAGTGATCATTTCTAGGTTTCCACCTATCTAAATCAATTCCATTACGAACTAAAAATACAGGTTTATTTGGATATTTATCTTGATAAAATTTTTGTAAAAATGGAGTAGAGGTAGTTAACGCAGTACTCTTTTCTATAATTTTAAAATAATGCTCTCTATTGTTTTTAGGATTTTTTTCAGGACTAGTCATCTGATATGCAAGGTTAGACTTGGCAAGACCTTCCATGTGATCATCTAGATCTACTACTACTTTTTGTCCCATTTCTAATGCTTTTTCTGTATTTTCTATAAAGTTTTCAAGCATAATAAGTTTTAAAACTACAATATCCCAACCATGAACAGCCTGTTGATTAGGTATTAATATTCCATACCCATGCTCAGGAGAAAATCCTGGCATACCCATACCAGTTTCATATTTATCTTTTTTAAGTTGGTGCATTGGAAGATAACATCTATACCAAGCACATCCGTTAGGTTGAATAGGTTTTAAGCCAAAAGACCAGTCGTAGGTTAAAAATCCAATAGTTGGTCTAGGCATTAGTCTCTTTTCTTTTACCTAATTATATCAATCTATATATATATTGTCAATTAAATTGTGGTTGTGGTGGGAAGAAGTCTTCTCCATCATATGTCCAACCAATTCGAGGACCATTTTCAAATATATCTTTTCCTGTTATATCTATAATAGTAGGCTTACTTTGAAGTATTGCAGCCATTCTGTCATCACATAAAAATGTTTGCACAACTTCATTATCTATAACAAATACTAATAAGTTTTTATCTTTATATATTTCAGAAGTAGAAATTAATTTATTCAAAAGAAGTACCCCACTTTCCTATAGGACAAACAGCATGAGGTAACTTAGCCTTTGCTGTCATAACACATCCACATTCTTTACACTGTTTGCTTATCTTTATAAACCTATCACAAGTATAGCAATCTTTTAGTCTTTCTAAGTATACCTCACTACTTACTTCTTTAATTTTAGGGTTTATTAAATCCCATGGTCTTGCAGGGTCACCATCATGCTTCTCTTTCCAAAGTTCCCACTTACTTTTACTCATTAAGAGCCTACTATAGATATACTATTAACCGCCGATGATAGTAGATAATCTCCACCTGGAGCAAATATTATTCCAGATTTATATCCTCTATTAGGACTTACTGCGGTATAAGAAATACTGCTTCCATAAAAAGAATTAGAATCATCTCTTCCCCTTATAGTTATAATATTTTCATTTGTTGTTAATTCAATACCATTTAGATTATCTTCAGAACTAACTGTTGCTGGAGAAAATGAAGATGTGGCATTTGCGGTACTTCTTAAAAGAATATTTGTTATATCTGAAACAGTACCGTTTACAGAACTAAGAAGTTTTAAATAAAAATTATATCTTGTTCTATTTCCAGTAGAATAGTAAGTGGTACATCGAGTATTTTCAAGACATCTACATGTCCAAACAAAAGTTTTTCCATTATATGCGTAGTTACAATAGTATGCCCAACATCCAATTACAGTACAGGGATCTGATTCATACGTACCAGTAGTATAAGATTCTGAACCCTGTGTATAAAAAGGAAGTGCTGCCCACCAATTACCTGGATCTTGAACCCAAAATGCTATGCCTGCACCAGCACTATCTAATGACATATTTGCTGTTATATTTTGAGATCTTAGGTCAAAACTGGTTAATAATGGATATGATGAAGATGAGGTTGATGTAGATAAAGTAGTTCCATTAGTGGTCCATGTTCCGCTTAGTGGATCCCAAGCATTTAATACTTCAAATTCTTCAGTAATAGATGGGTTAAAATTTTTAAAATTATTTGGAATAATACCTTTTATGGTATTTTTCTTAGACATAGTCTTGCTTTGATTTAAAGTTGAAGATCCTATTCTCATTATTACCTCTTTATAATTTTATCACAATAAAAAAGAGGGTAGATTATCTCTACCCCCTTAATTTTATTAAATAGTTATTTCTTTGCTGCCTTTTTAGCAGGTGCTTCTAACTTTGCACCAATACCAAATTTTGTATCTTTTGGATTAACGGCACGGATTACTACCCATGCTGCTGCTGCAACTGCTGAATTTAGGATTGTGCTTAAAGCATCTCCTGTTAGAGCAGACACATCTGCACCAGAATCAACGAATTGTGTTACTAGTGCAATTACAAAGGCGTTCAATGCTGAACTTAAAACCTTTTTATTTAGTACTGTTTCCATATTGTCCTCCTTCAAGAACATGTATATAATTGTACACCCCTAGAATGGTGGTGTCAATACTTATGGTGTTATTTCTAAGCCAGTTACGTGAAAACTTACAGCAGCATTACTTGCTACTAATCTTAGTGTATTACCAGTAACCATAACTTGCTTTGCATCAATAATTACTGAATCTCTTGCTGGAACTGTAGATTCTACAGCCAAGCCTATATTGTTTAAATAAATTGCATAGGTTCTAGCACTAGTATCAGAATTGCTTACAACTATATTTGTTATTAAAGTTGTGGTTGAGGCTGGCACAGTATATACTGTACTAGCACTGGTTGGTGAAACAACTGGGGTTGCACCTCTATAAAGAACTGTAAATGTATTTGCCATTTTTCTCCTATAACCCTAAAAGGGCCAAAACTTCTGTATTATCTATTTTAGCACCTAATGTCCCATGATTTTCTATTCCTACCCAAGCAGTTCCAGAATATATGGTTTGTTGATTTGTATCTTGTAAGTATGCTAAAGTTCCTTCTACTGGAGAAGTTAGTGATGAATTTCTAGCACTAGAATTAGCAAACACGTTTATTCCAACATTTGCTCTAACTGGACCAACTATGCTTAAATCTCCACCTACGGTAAGATCATCTGTTATCGTAACATCATCAGGTAGCCCTATTGTTACATATCCAGTAGATCCAGATAATGTTATTTCATTAGCAGTTCCAGATAAACTTAAAACAGCACTAGCAGCAATGCCTTCTAGTAAATCTTTAAATGCTTTAATATGAGAATGAATACTGTCTGAAGATGGGGTATCTGTTGATCCGTCAAAATTAGAAACACCAAAGTGGTAGGCTAAGAAAGCCTCTCTAATATCAGCAGGATCTGTAAGTTGAGGTATTAAGGTATCAAACTCAGTTGCTGGGTAGTTGGAAGCAATACTAATTAATTCAGCCATTTATATACCTCATCTTAGAACTTTATCCTTTAATGAAACTTTTACCGTTGCTGGATATGTTGAAGCATTATTAACACTAAGACCTATTACTGCATAAGTAATACCAGCAAGTTGAGAAAATTCTTCTTCAACTGTACCAACATAAGCATTAAATGTATTAGTAATAGATCCAGAAGATACTGTTCCTATTTCTTGCAAATTTACAGTACTATCATTATGAATTAATAATACTAAACTATGCTTATAGTTTCCATTTTGTTCTATTTGAACATTTATATCAGCACTTCTGTAAACTGCGGTATCCAATAATCCTATTTGTACAGATCCTGAAGAATTTATTATATACTCTTCTAAATCAAAACTTTCATAATTAAATTCAGTAATACTGTCTCCAATGTTAAAAACTAATTGCATAGTTTTTTCATTATCAGATATAAGGTATAAATTATTTGGTGCATCAAATGGAACTTTTATAATTATATCTCCATTGTCTTCACCATTATTTTCTACACCCTCATTATATATAGAACTTGCAGAAGTAGTATAAAAACTTCTAATATATGCAGGATTTCCAGGGGTATTTATAGAAATTTTATATAAATTACCTCTTATTAAATTTAAATTATTTCCTTGTGCTCCATTTATATAATATACTTCTGGATAAGATGTACTAGTTACAAAAGATATCAAGTCTTGATCAAAATATGTAAATGATGCTGATGTTGCTGAAGCACTTGTAAATTCATATACATTATAATAACTTGCTTCATTTATTGGACCCTGTGCACCTGTTGCACCAGTAGCACCAGTTAGTCCAGTATTACCAACGGGACCTGGAGGTCCAGCAGGACCAGTAGGACCTGTTGCTCCAGCGGCTCCTGTAGGGCCTGTAGGGCCTTGTGGAAGCACTAAATTAAGGACTTGGCTAGGTGCGGTACCAGTTATGTAAGCACTAGCAGTAGCGCCTGTAGAAACAGTTCCAATATCTAAATCGGCAGCGGGACCAGCGGGTCCAATTTCGCCTTGTAGTCCTCTTAGTCCTGATTCAATAATAAATGTCCAAGTATCTGGATTTCCAGGAACGGCGGTACGTTGATAAATAGATCCATAATCTAAACTATTAGTATCATTATTAATAAATAAGTCACCTAGTTTTGGAGATTCATTTATAAATGCTACGCTACCCGAAACACTTGTTGGTTCTCCTGGTGCAGCAAAAATTAAACTTCCGCGTTCACCTTTAGGTCCAATGTCGACTTGTAAATCAATAGATGCTGGAGGACCAAGAACTGTAATTTCATCAGTATTTACAACAGTGGTAATTGCCATTTAACTACCCTTGCCCTGTACGGCTTACATCCTGTGTGACGGAAATATTTCCTGTTAATAAAGTATAGGTTGCAGATGTTGAAGTTTTTCTAATTTCTATGTCATAAACATACGATGTTCCTGAAAGTTGTGATCCTAATGCAGGTGAAATTTTACAAGTAACTGTATCATCTGAAGCATCTACTGAAGCGGATGCATAGCCAACAAAGGCTGCTGAATTTCCACGTTCTGTTGCTATTGTAAATAAACTAGTATAACCAGTTAAGTCAAAGGCTGCTCCGTTAGGATTTTTAGGGTTTATAACAAAATCGTATTGGTCGCCACGGTAGTAAGCAATATTATAGGTACCTGGAAAAGCGATGTTAATCTCCTCCTAAAGAGCGGGGTATAAAAATAAATATACCCTCTTTATTATAGCATTAAGGATAGTTTTATATACCCTCTGGGTTCCATTATTCTACTTCCTCTACTTCTGCTTCGTTGCCTTCAGCAACCCATTCAAGGTATTGTTTATAATCTGTGTTTGCTTCATCTAACGGAATTGACCAGCCATCAGAACGATTAACTGCCATATTTTTATTTTTTGAAACACTAAATATTAATTTATATTCCATATTATAACTCCGAACTTGCATCAATATAATCAGTACCAGAAGTATTAACTAAATCTCGAACAAATGCATAAAATCTACCACTAAAACTTCCACTAGCAGTAAACGTTGCACCAACCCATTTAGTTGAACCTTCCCAATATGTTATACCTGTAATAGAATAACCATTTGTCCAATAATCATTTATTTGACAACCACTACGAGCAAGTGATGGGATTGTTCTCATTTCTGTCATTAAAGTTGCACCTATTGTTCCATTATTTAAACTTGTTCCAACAGCACCAACCCAACCATATCCACCATTAAATCTTTGAAAATATCTTTGACATTGTTCTAAATCTTGTGCAAAAGGTTTAAACTCAAAAGGTGTAGCAGTAGCACCAACCTCAAGTTGAACACCAGTTATTTGCCAGTAGTTGTTAGTTGCTGATGCAAGGTTAACTTGACCAACAGAAGAATTAGCATCAGAATAAGTAGCCCAAGTAGTTTGCAAAGTACCAGAACTATAGTTACTTCCTACACCTAATCTAAATATTAATATTAAAGAAGCCTCATTATCGTTATCAAAAGCACCAGTAGTATCAGCAGGGAAAGTAATAGTTTTATATTCCCAAGTTGCTGAAGCATTAATAGTATATGATTTTGATACAACACGATTATTGTCAACATCATAAAGACTAACAATGTAAGTACCAGTAACGTTTGCTTTAACCCAAAAAGAAATAGTTAATTGTTCTGCAGCAGCAGTTCCTTTTTTAACTACTTGAAGATTTTGTCCTTCAATACGTTGGTCTAAACGAACATAATCCGCACCTCCAGGAGATGCATCAGCAGTAGTACAAAGAACTTTTGTAGACTTTCTAAAACCTGAACCTGTTGGTGCATCGTTTTCAACACTCATAGTCCAAGTACCTTGAGAACTTGGTAATAATCTCCATCTATCAGTTGTTGCATAGGTATCTGAAGTTATAGATGCTGTTGATGTACCACGTTGGGCAACCTGCATAGCACCATTAATAATCAGATTCTTAAAAGCAGTTCTATTATTTGCTTGTGTTAAATAAGTAGTAGACGCAGAAGCCTGCGTTAAATAAGTAGCAGCAACTTCTGCATCAGTTGAATATATAGAAGGCGGGGTAGAAATAATCTCCGCTACATCTCTTGCTTTACTCATATATTAATTATATCTCCTTTTAATTTTATATACCCGCATTATTTGTTGTAACCGTAAACTGAAACTGTACCTGTTATGGTTCCACTACTAGGAAATAATGAAAAACCTGTAAATGAAGTAGTACTACCAAAACCTCCACCACCAACAAACCAACTTGCTTCATTAGTATTATTTATTCCAACACCATTATTTACAATAGTTGTTTGAGCAGTTTGAAATGGTGAACTAATATTTAAACTTACTAATGCATTATTATTACCAGTTGTTCCAATTCTATAACTTGTTGTTGGGTCAGCGTTTTCGTTATTGATTGTTGATAAAGATGAATCTTTAGAAATTGCTGCACGATAGTAATCATTATTTGAGTTATCTGAACCACTAACTCTAAATCTTAAACTTATTAATGATTGAGCAGCAGTAGCATTAAAATTTAATACTACGTGATAATTTTCATAATTTGTACTAAACACATCATTTAAAGATATTGCACTAGCACTAGAAAAAGATACAGTACCATTTGTTCCAATTGAAGCAGTTCCTCCTGTATTTGTAATTGAAGCAGGTGTAAGAAGTGTTAATCCAGCAGTAGCCTTAGTTTGATATACAGTTGAGGCACTAGCAGTAGTTAAATAACTAGCAGCCACCTCAGCGTCAGTAGCCAGGGTAGTATTAGAAGATAAAACCTTTGATATATCTCTTGATCTAGCCATTATATTTCCCCATAAACTTTAATAGTTCCACCAGACATAGAATACTGTGCAAAAACTTCAATAGAAGTAATAGCAGTATTTGATTCATACACAGCAGAACCAGTGCCCATAAACCTTGCACTAGAACCATTTAAAAATGCTGTATCGTGTGTAAAAATTTTGTAACTAGTAGTAGAAGTATAATTAGGAAACTTAACAATAGTAATATTTGTTGTATCAGCAGCCTTCAAAGAAGTACCAGCATCAAGAGATAAATCAGTACCAGAGTTAGTACCATAAGATGTACCAACAACACGAGACTGCCAACCACGAGTTGAACCAGAAGCATTAGGTCTAACAAGCCAGTAACCTGAGGTAGCAATGTTAGCGTTTTCAATAACAGCAACAAGGTTTTTATATGCTTGGCTGATACTTGAAACAACAGTTGATGTTCCAGATAAAGTTGCTGATGCTAACAATACTAAACCACCAGCCGCAATAGGAGCATATGTAGCAGAAGCCGTTGCTGCAGTAATTCCAGCAGCCTGCGTTAAATATGTGCTACTAGCACTAGTTTTAGTTAAAAATTGATCATCAGTTTGTGCAATAGTATAAGTATTAGGAACTCTAAAATTCTTTAAGGTATAAATTTGAATTACGTCTCCAGATACCGCCGCTTCTGAGAGCACGACACTGGATCCGCTTGTCGCGGTATATTCAGAAGGTAATAATAAAATTCCATTAACATATACTTGTTCTAAACCAGGGGTATAAGAAAGAGTAGTAGAATTATCATCTAATCCACTTAATACCGTTGCAGAAGCACTTAATGTATCTATCCATCTAGTAAATGTATTAGCAATCTTATTATCTATTTGTCCTTGTGTATATGTATTTCCTACATTTATATTGTTATAGGCTATGATTTCTACTATATGCCCCGCAGTTAAGGCTGTAAGGCCTGTTATAGTCGTTCCTGTGGTTGCTGTATAGTCAGCATCTCTTGCTAGTAGAACACCATTAAGATATACCTGCTCATATCCAGGGGTATAAATTAAAGACTCTCCACTATCATCATTACCAGATAGAGATGTTTCTCCACCTGTCATAACTTTTTGCCAGCGGGTAGAATTAACTAAATTCCCAGTAGTATTTAAAGGTACCCATTCTGTACCATTATAAGCATATAAGGCTTTACCATTTGTTAATATTTGTGCTGATGCCATATTTTAATTATACCTCCTCTGGAATATATTCTTCTGCTGTGTTGCCTTTGGCAACCCACTCTAAATATTCTTTGTAATCATTGTTTGCTTCATCAAAAGGAATAGAAGCACTATCTGATATTCTTTGTAATATTTTTCTGTTGTTTACTAATAATATTTTATACATAATTATAACTCTATCTGTGCTACGTAGTTAGCACCAATTAAATATCCAGCAGGAGATTGCGTTGCTGTTGCATACATTGAAAAACTATTTTGATTAATATAATCAGCAATACCACTAAAACTATTTGCAGCACTAAGACCATAAATGCTTCCACTAGCACCAGTTGATGGGTTATAAATAGTTACAGTTGGGGCTGCTCTCATAGGTACTTTAAGGAAAACAGGTATTGCACTTCCGTAACCACCTGTTGTTACTGAAGACCATATTACTGCTTGTGCTTCAGTTCCTGTGGCTCCAGCAAAAACTGATTGATTGTAAGATTTTTGATAATATCTTTGACATTTACGCAATGTTGTTTCAAAAGGCTCAAACTCAAAAGGTGTAGCGGTAGCACTAATTTCTAATTGAACACCAGTAATTTGCCAGTAGTTGCTGGTTGCTGATGCAAGGTTAACCTGACCAACAACACGATTAGCAGTAGTTGGTGAAACCCAAGAAGAACTATTTAAAGTACCAGAAGTAAGGTTACTTCCAGCACCAAGAAACCATTGAATAAAAACAGAAGCATCATTATCATTATCAAAAGCACCAGTAGTATCTGCAGGAATAGTAATTGTTTTATATTCCCAAACACCAGATGCAGATATTGTGTAAGATTTAGATATTGCTCTTGTATTATCAGCATCATATATTTCAAATATATATGTACCAGTAACATTTGATTTAACCCAAAAAGAAACAGTTAATTGTTCGGCTGCTGCTGTACCCTTTTTGATTTGTTGAAGGTTTTGTCCTTCTATAGTTTGACTTAAAAGTACAACATCTCCAGAGGCAGGTGAAGCATCAGCAGTAGTACATAAAACTTTAGTTGATTTTCTAAAACCAGAACCTGTAGGTGCATCATTTTCAACACTCATAGTCCAAGTACCTTGGGTAGTTATTTGAAACTGCCATCTATCTGCAGTTCTATAGCCAGTAGTTGTTAAAGAAGAAGCAGATGTACCACGTTGGGCAACCTGCATATCACCATTAATAATCAAGTTACGAAAATTAGACCCTTTATATATAGTAGAAGCAGATGCTTGTGTTAAGTAGGAAGAAGAGGCAGAAGCATTAGTTAAATACCCTGCTGATGAAGTTTCTGTGTCAGTTGCATAAATATTTGGCGGGGTAGTAACTAATCTACTCACATCTCTTGCTCTAGTCATATATTAATCATACCTCCCTTATTTGTTGTATCCATAGACTGAAATTGTACCTGTAATAGTTCCAGCATCTGGAAATATTGTAAAACCTGTATAAGAAGTATTTTGATTATGAGTAGCCAAATTTAACTGAGATTGGGCACCATCACTTGAAGTTAAAGCAGTTGCATATAATCCAGTTGAGGTAGCCAAAAATGGATTATATACATCCATACTAATAGTGTTTACTAAAGTAGTATTCCAATAACCTAAAAGATACATTGTTGTAGTATCCCTAAAACCACTAATTGTTGTATTGTTTGAGTTAGTTCTTTGTCTTACATAAGCATTTGTTGTTGAATCATCACTACTAGAAACTCTATATCTAAATTGAAATTGTGCCGCTGTACTTGGTAGTCCTGTTACTACAATTCTATAATTGTCATAAGTTGAACTAAATACATTATTCAAAGAAACTGCTGAAGCACTTGTAAAGGATACAGCACCAGTTGTACTAATTGATCCACTACCACCAGTAACAGATATTGTTAATGGAGTAAGTTCTATTAATCCTGTTTTAGCAATAGTTTGATAAGTAGAACTAGCAGACGCAAGACTTAAAATCGAGGTATTCGAAGTTAAAATCTTACTTACATCTCTAGTTCTACCCATGATAATCTCCTTTAATTATATCTTAATTCTATTTATACCGTGGAAAATTATGAAAGAACTGTTGCTAGTTCTTCTTCTGTTAATCCAAGTCTTTCTAGAATCGCTGCTTTTGCTACAGCCTTTTCTGCTGCTGCTTCTTCTCTTGCTTCTTGTTCTGCTTGCATTGCTGCACGATCAGCCAAGAACGCTTCAAGTTCAGCACCTTCTAACACTCTAACAACTGTTTCTCCAGTTGCTGCGTTAGTTTCAGATACTCTGATTTCTTCTGACATAATTTACCTCCTTTTCCTAATTTCTATATCCATAAATACGCA